GACTTTTGGGAGCGCGCAAAGTCTAACGCATATTTGGGAGCTGAAAAATTGATGCAATCCCCCACATTCGTATCCGGAGTAAAAGAAGCTATCGGCAAACAGGCGTTTATGATGGATTACGACATTACGCAAAAACAAGTCGATAGCTTATCATCAAAAATGATTAAAAGCCTTGCCGGGAATGCAAAATCAGGTAATAAAACGGTGAAAACAGAAAGCGCCCAGGATTACGCAAAACGGTATTTTAGAGAGCATTATAACCCAAACAAGGAACCGCGTGAAATTACAAGCTCTACCTACAAAAGAGCGCAGAACCGGCTGCAATCAAACGTGGAGGCTTTTTTAGGTACGTCTAAAAAGAAAAAATGAAAAAACCTGATTACGCGCACCGCATGACGGATGCGCAGCTTGCCAAGCTGGAAAATCGTATTGCAAAACTGTACAAAGAAGCTGCCGACGAACTGACAGACACTGTAAAAAGCTACTTTGCCCAGCTTGAAAAGCGCGATGCTGCCATGAAAGACCAGCTTGACGCTGGTAAAATCACGGACCAGCAGTACAAGCGATGGCGGCTTGCACAGATTGGGCGTGGCAAGCGTTTTGAAGCACTGCGTGACAAGGTGGCAGAAAGATATACCGATGCCAATGCAACGGCTGTAGCCTACGTCAATGACGCTACGCCGGGCATTTACAGCTTGAACCGCAATTGCGCTGCCTACAAAATCGAGCAAGTCTCCGATGCCGCAGATTTTACGCTATGGGACGAGCAGACCGTCAAGCGGCTGTTGGTTGAGCAGCCGGATTTGATGCCATACTACCCGCCAAAGCGGGCTTTGCAGCGCGGCATTGACCTAAAATACGGCAAGCAGCAGATTACAGCAAGCGTCACAAGCTCTATTTTGCAGGGTAAAGGAATTTACGGCATTGCAGACGATATGCAGCGCCGCATGCAGGATATGAGCCGCGCAAGCGCTATCAGAACGGCGCGGACGGCCATTACAGCAGCACAGAACGCCGGGCGGCTGGATACCTACCGCGCGGCGGAAGATATGGGAATCAAGCTCAAAAAGCAATGGCTGGCAACGCTGGATAACCGCACACGGCACGCGCACGCAATGCTTGACGGGCAGACGGTAGACGTGGACAAGCCGTTCAAGGTTGACGGGTACGAGATTATGTATCCGGGCGACAGTTCCGCGCCGGGGTATCTTGTGTATAACTGCCGATGCACGCAGATTGCGGTGCTGGACGATGTGGACACAAGCGGCAGTATGCGCCGGGCACGTGACCCCGTGACCGGGGAAAGTGTGCTTGTAAAAGATATGACCTATGCGGAGTGGGCGGGGTGGAAACGCAATGCAGATTCGACTTGAAGACCACAGCGCAGAAGTCTACAAAGAGCTTGAAGCCGCCTGCCAGCGAGCACTGGAAAAGTGTGGGCTGGTGGCTGAGGGATACGCTAAAAAGCTGTGCCCCGTTGATACCGGCAATCTGCGCAACAGTATAACTCATACCGTCAATGACGGCGAAAAAGCGGCTTATATAGGCACTAACAGTGAGTATGCCACTTACGTTGAGATGGGCACGGGCGTTTACTATCCGGGCGGCAGACCTACACCGTGGGTATACCAGGACGCTAAAGGAAATTGGCACATGACGCATGGCCAACGCGCACAGCCTTTCATCAAGCCCGCTGTTGCTGACCATGCGGAACAGTATCAAAAAATTATTAAGCGAGAGCTGAAAAACGATTGACGTTTTCCGGCTCTTTTTTATTAGCAACTACCGAGAAAATCTCGGCAGTTGCTTTTTTATGCTTAAAAAATGTTTCCTTTCAATTTGATTGAATGGCAGCATTTTTACAAACTTTTGCAAAAACAGCAAAGGAACGCTGTTTTTATATAAACGCGAATGTCGAAGGACTGACACCGAAGAAAAGGAGCGCATACATGGCGATTACTCGTAAGCTGCTGAAAGGTATGGGGCTGACCGAAGAGCAGCAGGACACTATCATCGAAGCCCACACCGATACCGTAAACGGCTTGAAAGCGGATATCGACCGCTATAAAGCCGATGCGGAAAAACTCCCCGCTGTCCTAAAGGAGCTGGACGGCTACAAAAGCAAGGGCGATGACGGCTACAAGGACAAGTACGATGCAGAACACAAGGCTTTTGAAGAGTACAAAACCAGCGTGGCCGCTGAAAAGACTACCGCTGCCAAAGAAAAGGCATTGGAGACCGCCCTGAAAAAAATCGGCATTTCCGATAAACGGATTGCCACTGTTGCCAAGATGGCAAAGGCAGATGGCTTGCTGGATGCTTTGGAGCTGGACGAAAACGGAGCGGCAAAAGACGCTGCAAAGTTTGAGACTAGTTTGAAAGACGGTTACGGCGAATTTGTTGTAACTACCAGCACCCAGGGCGCAAACACGCCGAATCCACCCGCGGGCAATGGCGGCGGCGCAGGCTCTATTGATGCAGCAGCATTTGCAAAGATGGGCTATGCAGACAGATTGAAGCTCAAAAAAACTGACCCTGACCAGTACAATACACTGGTCAATGGAACCGACAAAGGAGATTAACACATGGCAGATACTATTTTGACCAAACTCGCAGACCTGATCGACCCTGAAGTTATGGCCGATATGATTTCGGCAAAGATTCCCGACAAGATTCGTGTTGCACCTTTTGCAAAGGTAGATGACACCCTTGCTGGCGTTCCCGGCGATACCATTACTGTGCCGTCTTACGGTTACATCGGCGATGCTGAGGACGTTGCAGAGGGCGTGGACGTTGACATCGACAAGATGAGCACCAAAGACAAGCAGTACAAGATCAAGAAGGCCATGAAGGGTGTTGGCCTGACCGATGAAGCTGTGCTGTCCGGCTACGGCAACCCCGTTGGTGAAGCCAGCGCGCAGCTTGCGCTGTCCATTGCCGCCAAAATCGACAATGACTGCATGGACGCCTTGCAGGGCGCTACGCTGGTGTATGACGGCACTACTGCCGCCATCAAGTACAGCGGTGTGGTGGACGCTATCGACGTGTTCAACGAGGAGATCAACAGCGACAAGGTCATGTTCATTAACCCCAAGCAGATGGCTACCCTGCGCAAGGATGCTGACTTTATCAGCGCAGACAAGTATCAGGCTGGCGTGATGCTGTCCGGCGAAATCGGCAAGATTGCCAACACCCGCGTTGTAGCAAGCCGTAAAGTCCCTTCCATCGAGTATGAGAAGGACAACAGCAACGGCACTATCACCATTGTTGTCGATACCGCCGCAGAGGACAGCACCAAGAAGCGTCTGGCGACCATCCAGCCGCATTGCGCCACTAAGCTGATTGTCGGTGATAAGGTCAAGGTTGCCGCTACTCCCTACTACGCTTGCCCCATCGTCAAGCTGAACGAGGATAGCGAGACCGAGGACGATGTGCCCGCTCTGACCATCTACCGCAAGCGCAACATCAACGTGGAGACCGAGCGCAAGCCGCGTAACCGCTCCACCGAGATCACCGCTGACGAGTTCTACGTTGCGGCCCTGACCAACGAGGCTAAGGTCGTGCTGGCAAAGTTCAAAAAGTAAGAAAGGGGCAGCGTAATGCTTGAAGAATTGATGCGAGAGTGCCGGAACTGGTTTAAAGTCCCGGATGGCGCGTACAGCGGCACATTTACCATCAAGGACGGCAGCATTGCGCTGCCTTTTTTAGTTGAGGGGCAATATTTCCGCATTATCGGGAGCGTGTTCAACGATGGCGTGTACCAGTACGGTGCTGGCGGCTTGACCGATGAAACATTTGATGGCGCTGTGTGGGCGCTGGCTGTGCCTGCTGCCTTTGTTTCTCTGGTTGAGGATGTGGAAGCATGGCGCAGTAAGTACGAGAGCGCCGCAAACAGCCCGTTTCAAAGCGAGAGTTTTGCAGGGTATAGTTACACCAAATCGAGCGCAAACGGCAATTCTGACGGCTCTGTGACGGGCTGGCAAGGCGTGTTTGCGTCCCGGCTGAACAAATGGAGAAAGCTATGAGCCTTTTGGATGATTTTTCGCACAGCTGTATCATTATGGACAGACTGACAAAGCCTGACGGTGAGGGCGGCTATGCTACCGAGTGGAGCGAGGGCGCAGAGTTTGCAAATTACGTTGCACTGGACAGCAGCTTAGAGGCACGGCAGGCCGAAATGCAGGGCGTGACAAGCGTGTATACCGGCATCGTGCGGAAAGATGTACCCATTGAGTATGGCAGCGTGTATAAAGACGTTACGACCGGTGCGTATTTCCGGGTCACGAGCCGCCCGGAAGAAAAGCAGGCCCCGGCGGGCGCTTCCCCGATGCTGCGCGATTTGAAGAGCTTTACGGCTGAAAGATTGCGGGAGGGATTGCCGACATGACAAAAGGCGCTGCATTACAGCAGTTTTTTGGGCAGTTTATGACCGCTTACGCCAGCAATGCCGTGCCGGATGACGCGGTACTCCCCTATCTGACATATGACGCAGTTTTTGACGCATGGGGCGGCGGTGCAGTATCGCTAACGGTCAACATGTGGTTCCACACCACGAGCGAGGCCGTGCCCAATGCAAAGGCGCTTGAGCTTTCGGACGCACTGGGCATTGGCGGCGTGACACTACCTGTGGATGATGGCTTGATTTGGCTAAAGCGTGGCTCCCCGTTCTGCCAGGCGCTGGCAGATGACACAGACAAAAACCTAAAACGGCGGTACATCAACGTTACCGCCGAATTTTTATGCCTAAATTGAGGTGAAAGCATGAAATTTACTCGTATTCCTGAATCTGCGTTTAAGGAACTGGTCTTGAACGCGGGCTATCTTGCAACTACGTTTGACCCGTCTGCTGGTACGGCTCCTGAAGAAAGTGCGTTGCTGGGCGCTACGACCGGCGGCATCAACTTTACGGCTGTGCCGAGCTTTACCGACTTCGGCGAGGACATCGACAACTGCCCCAAGAACATGAAAGAGCTAAAGCAGATTGAATCTTGGGAGATCAAGTGCAGCGGTACGTATGTTTCGGCATCGGCAGGAAATGCCAAGAGCATGCTGGGCGCTGCGGATGTTACGACTACCTCCAAGGTGTCCAAAATCACGCCGCGCAATGACCTGAAGGACAGCGACTTTACCGATTTGTGGCTGCTGTGCGATTACTCAGACAAGCACGGCACCACAAACGGCGGTTTCTGCGCAATTCACATGCTGAATACGCTGTCCACCGGCGGTTTCAGCTTGCAGACCGGCGACAAGGAAAAAGGCCAGATGAGCTTTGAATACACGGCGCACTACTCCATCAACGACCAGGACAAGGTGCCGTGCGAGGTGTATATCAAGGCCGGAGAGGATGAAGCCTGATGCGGATTTTTTCTGAACTGGGCACCGATGAAGCGCTGGAAGTCGTTGTACAGATCGCGCAGCCCATCACGAACCTGATCGACGATGAAGCGCTTGTGAAAGAGATGCAGAAAACGATGCCGAAGGGCGAAACGACCCGCATTGCAATGCAGCGTTTCGGCCTTGCGAAAATTGTTAAGCTGCTGAACATTGCGCTGAAGCAGCACCGGCAAGATGTGTACGCAATCCTTGCCCCGTTTAACGGCCTGACGGTGGAAGAAATCGGCAAGCAGAATTTTCTTGTCACCTGCAAGCAGGTATCTGACCTGCTGAACGACAAAGAGTTTGTCGATTTTTTCAAATCGTATCTCGGTGGCGGGCAGAACAAGTAATCCCTGTACTGCTGAAAATGCCGAAACTGGGCGCAAAAGCGCTTGTGTCGGCGCTGCCTTACGCTTTAAAAGCTGATTTTGAAGAACAGCTGTACAAGGTGTACATGACAGACAGTGCATGGAGCCTTGTGGTAAATATTCCGGGCGTAAAGGACAGGCCAGCGAGATATATTGATATCATCCACCCGCCCAAAGTGGATACGCGGACGCCGGAACAGGTGCAGGCGGATTTCAAAGACTTTGCAGCGCGGCATGGATTGAAAACGGCAGAGAAAAAAGCCGCCCAAACAGAGGGCGGCTAAACTTAGAAGCAATTTTTGATGATGGCTTTATAAGTTGGCTCGTCAACTTCCAGCAGGAAGCGCTTGCCGCTGTAACGCCATTGCGGGTCATCTATAAGCTGGATAACAACCTGATAAACGCCTTTTTGCTTGGCAGTCATTGCACCAGCAACCATACCGGCACCGCCAAACAGAGCACCACCGACCATGCCGCGCATGACGCCGGAAGCCATAGATGTTTTGTGAGTTTCATCTACCACAGAGTAACCGGCAACGGTACGGCTGTTTAGTTCAAGCGCTGATAGACCACCAACGTCCATAGAAACTTTGCCAAAGGAAACAGACACCTTTTTGCCCATAAAATCACCGGCGATAACCGCATTTTTTGCTTTTGCCATAAAAAACACCTCCTATTGCTTAGAATACAGCAGACAGAGCAGAAATTCAAGAAGGGAGTGATAGATTGGACGTTTTTAATTTATATGCAAAATTAAGTCTGAACACAGACGACTATGAAAAAGGCGTTGAAAAGGCAAAAGGCGGCGCATCGTCTTTGATGGACGTGTTCAGCGGTACGCTGCTTGGCAATGTTGTTTCGGACGGTTTGCGGACTGTAGCCAACGGCATTACGGAAATCGGGAGAACCGCTGCGAACATGGCCGTGTCGATTGGCAAGGCATCGCTGGACAGCTATGCAGACTACGAGCAGCTTGTAGGCGGCGTAGAAACGCTGTACAAAGATAGCGCTGCTACTGTTGAAAAATACGCACAGACAGCCTACAAAAATGTTGGCTTGTCAGCGAATGATTACATGGACACAGCAACTTCTTTTGCAGCGTCGTTGGTAAGCAGTCTTGGCGGCGATACGGAGAAGGCGGCCGAAATGTCAAATATGGCAATTTCGGACATGGCTGACAACTGGAACAAAATGGGCTCTTCTGTACAGAGTGTGCAGGACGCGTATCGAGGGTTTTCCAAACAGAATTTTACCATGTTGGACAACTTGAAGCTCGGTTACGGCGGTACTAAGACCGAAATGGAGCGCCTCCTTGCCGACGCAGACGCGCTAAATGCAAAACAAGGCATCTATACAAAGTACAGCATCGACAGCTATTCTGACATTGTGCAGGCTATTCACGTTGTACAGACGGAAATGGGCATTACAGGCACAACGGCAGAAGAAGCAGCAACTACAATTCAAGGCAGTACAGCGTCAATGAAGAGCGCTTGGGAAAATCTTTTGACGGGAATTGCAGACCCGGAACAAGACTTTCAAGCCTTGATGGACAACTTTGTTGACAGCGTTATTACTGCCGGAAACAACATTATACCGCGCATCAAAGAGATTGTTCCTACTCTGATTGATGGTTTGAGCGAACTGGTTACACAGCTTGCGCCTTATGTAAGCGGCGTGATTATGGAGCTGGAACCGACTGTTGAAGAAGGCTTGCAGGCGCTTTTTGGCGGTTTGAGCAGCGTAGCAAGCGAATTGCAGCCAATTATTGCTGATGTGTTCTCATTTTTTGGCGATGCAATTATTTCCGGGCTGACAAGCGCGATTGAAAACTCTGACTTTTCGTTCCTGCTTGACATTTTTGACAATGTTAAAACAGCAGCTGAAGAAGTCGTGCCTGTAATTGAAAAAATTGCCCCCGCGCTCGTGACGGTTAATGGCGTTATTGAGAACATCTGGGCAAAAATCCAGGAGTTTGTAGCATGGGTACAGCCCTATGTGCAAACGGCTATGCAGGTTATTGGGCAGGTCGTTACACAGGTCATTACAGATTTGACCCCGGTCATACAGAGCATCGGTGAAGCGTTCAGCGCTGCATGGAGCCTTGTACAGACTGTATGGGCATGGGCAAGCGCGTTCTTTCAGGCTATCTTTCAGGCGATTATCGTTATCTTCACGCCGTTTGCACCGATTATCAGCGGATTCTTTCAGGGCGCGTGGATCATTATTCAAAGCATCTGGAATGTTGCGGTAAGCTTTTTCCAGACTGTGTTTGATTTGATTACTGGCGTGTTCTCTACGATTGATGCGGTATTGTCCGGCGACTTTCAGGGCGCGTGGGAGTCGATTCAGGGCATCTTTGAGGGTGTGTTTGACTTCTTCTCTACGGTCGGCCAAAACGTTGTAGAGGGCATCAAGGGCGGCATTGCGGCTGTTTGGGATGGTCTTGTCAGCTTCGTGCAGGGCTTGTGGGATGGCATCAAGAGTATTTTTGTCATCAATGCAGGCGATGTAAAAAACAACACGGGGGCTGACGGCAGCCACGCAGGCGGCATGGATTATGTGCCGTATAACAACTATGTTGCAAACCTGCATCGCGGCGAGATGGTGCTGACAGCCGATGAAGCGGACAGCTACAGACGCGGTAAGGGCAGCAGCAACGGTTTTACCCTGACGCAAAATATTTACGCGGCAAAGCAGACGCCGGTTGAGCTGGCGGCAAGTACAGCGGCGTATTTTCAGCGGGCGAGGTGGGCGATATGAGTTTTTTAAGCAAGACTTTTAAATACGTCAACTCGCTGGGGCAGTCTATCGTGTTTGATTATGCGCATGGCTATCTTATCAGCAAGCCGGATGGCATTGATACGATTTCGGTCACTGCCAACACAGCGCAGGGAATCGGGCAAATAGGCGCTACGGTGCAATCTAAGGCCATCCAGACGCGGCCTATCACCATCAACGGCAGAGTTATCGGAGACAATGCACAAGCGCTGAAAGATGCGCTTATGACCGTTGTACGACCTGACCTGACCGGGGTGTTATATGCTGGTGACTGGCACATTGACGTTATTGTAACGGCATCGCCTACCATTGGCGCAGCAAAACGCGGTGCGCCGTTTCAGATTGGCTTGCTTGCCCCCTACCCGTATTGGGAGAGTGGCGAACGAAAAGCAATGCAGCTGCGCGGCGTGCAAAAAGGCTTTAAATTCCCGTGGAATATCAGCAAAACGTATTATTTCGGCAAAGTCATTGTGCTGAAATACATTGTTTTGCAGAATTTCGGGCAGTTTGATGTGCCGTTTACGCTAGAGATCAATTGCATCGGCGAGACGGCAACAAACGTTGGTATTGAAAACATGCTGACGGGGGAAGTGCTGCGGCTGGAAAAAACGCTTGTGGAAGATGAGCGTGTCGTTATCAAGACATCGCACGGTAAAACGACAGTCACAAGCTCTAAGGCCGGTGACTGCCGGGGCGCACTTACGCTTGAAAGCACACTGTACAGAATCCACACGGGCGATAATGCGTGGAAGCCTACTGCGGACAGCGGGCTTGAAAATGTTGAAATGGGTGTATCGTTTGCGGAAGAAAGCGCGGGTGTAACGGTAATATGAGATTAGAGCTGTTCTCCCCTGACCTTAGCAACCGGCATGAAATCACACACGCAATCAGCAGCGAGTTTAGCGACTACTATAACGATGTGGGAAAGTTCACGGTGGTTTTGCCGATGGATGAGTACAACATCGGGATAGTGGAGCTGGATGCGGTTTTGTACATTGTAGAGCGAAAGCTTGCGTACACGGTGGAAGAAATACAGTACGATTGCGACAACAGCGAAATCACGTTGAACGGGTACAGCCTGAAAAATAAGCTAAACCGGCGTGTTATTGCAGCAGCTGCCAGCATTGCCAACGTGGAAACGGATGTATACAGCGTTATTACGGCCAACCTGCGCGGGCTGCCTGTACTGCTGGCAGAGAAAAAAGGCTTGACGGAAACCGTGACGGCAACAGAGGTGTACGGAGATGAGCTGTTAAACTGCATACAGCCGATTTTGACAGATGCCGGGCTTGGTAGCCGGATGGTTTTGGACTACAGAGCCAAAACGGAAACGTTTGAATTGTATAAGGGCGTTGACCGTACAGAGGGATTGGATGCGGTGCTGTTTGTGCAGGAGCGCGGAACAGCGCCCGGGCTGGTAGTTGACAAGGATATTTCTGAATACAAAAACGTGTGCTACTGTGAAGCACAGTACAAAGACGGCACAAAGTTTGTGGTGCAGGCTGGCACGGCCAGCGATGCGGAACGGCGCGAACTGTGGGCGAGTTTCAGCGGAGACAGCCAGCAGGACGGCGAGACAAACACGGCGTTTCAGACGCGCGTTAAGCAGTATGCAGCGTTGCAGCTTGGCAGCCATTTGAACCGAAACGGGTTTGACATTGACGCAGACGGTGACGAACTGGGCACGGCGTACAATGTCGGCGATTTGGTTTGGTGCGTTTCTTTGCGGCTGGGCGTCAAGTACAAGGCAAGAATCACGGCGGCAAAGTATTCACAGGATGCAAACGGGTCTAGCGTCAAGCTGGTTATTGGCGACCCGATTTTAACAGTGTTGAGGTGAGACAGTGGCAGAAATTAAAAATTTCCCGAATAACGTTGATGAATGCATCGGGGCACAAAACGTCATGAAATGGCTGCACGGGCGCACAAGCGGCGTGTTTGGCGCGGATGGCAATTTGAGCGTTACGGCAAACGGCGATATGACGGTAAGCGTATCGGATGGCGTGGGCTGGCTGGCGAACGACAAAGCGGACGGCACAGTTTTTTGGAATGATACCAAAGAACAGACCGGCAATGAGTTGCAACTTGAAATCCCGTTGGCAGATGCCATCCTGCCACGTATTGACAGGATCGTTGTTAGTTGGGACACAGTAGACTATGCAGCAAAACCGCGCATTGAAGTGCTGAAAGGCACGGCGGCTTCTACACCTGCCGCACCGGCGCTGACAAACAACAGTCTGCTGCGGCAGATTTCGCTTGTACAGATTGCAATCCCGGCAGCAGCAAGCAAAATCACGGCTGACAACATCACCGATGAACGACTTGACAGCACGGTATGCGGGCTTGTGACGGACTGGGTGAGCGTTGATACCAATGTAATGCAAAAGCAGTTCGCGTATTTTCTGGCCCAAATTGAAACCGAGCTGAACCAGCTGCATGCGGGGACGGCGGTGATGACCAAGGCGGTGTATGACCCGCAAGGGCGGCAGGGCGATATTTTTAAGGCGGTGGACAGTGTGGCCCCGCGCTACAAGGCACGGTATACGCTGGCAGGCTGGGCGGCTGTGACGGATGAAACCTCCAAAGCGAAAGGCTACGCCTACACCCAGACCGCCACGCTGACGCCAATTGACGCCAACGCGCCGGAGATTACGGCGGACAGCGATTTTCTTTCCCCGCCGCGCTATGATCCGCCCGGCGTGCCTGCCACAGAAGAAGTGCTGGATGCTGTGCTTGCGATCATCAACGCGGGCCACACCGTGAGCGGGGCAAACGCTGTTACCACAATGGTACAGGAACTGCCCGATGCGGAAATCGAAATCATCTGGAAGATGCGCCCGTGATCGGCGCAGAAAGGAGCGTTATATGCTCGACTTTATGTTTACCATCCATCTGAATAATGCGGTACACGCCACGAGGGGGTGCTGCTGATGGGTGTTGCACCACGTGGGCCTATTAGCACACCTCCTCGACTTTATCTGTATAGAGATGGAGATGAGTGCGAAGCGGTTACTGGTGGCTGGGAAACTCACCTACAGGGTACTGCAAATGTCACCAAGAATGCTACGACAATTTCGCTGTCCGGCTCTTATGTGCATGGGTCGCATTTTGGAACGGCACTGATAACCACAAAAAATCAAGTTCACATCGGAAACTATAATACCGCAGTTGTAAAGCTAAAATCTTTTTCAACTTATGGCACTGGATTTACTATGGTCGGCGATGATGTAAGCGCCGGAACCGCATATGCGTTTTTGGATACATACGAATATCCAGCCGGAACAAAATTGTCCAAAAATTTTGCAGATAAAACAGCCCGTGTGCTGAAGTTTGGATGTTATCCTACCGCAGAATCTGGTACATCCAGTTTTGAGATGGAAATCAGCGAAATCTATTTAACCAAGAGCGATGTATAACACAAAGCAGATCAATATCCGGATTATCAGTTGCAATATATGTAAAATGAGATGTTAGGAGCCTTTATGAAAATCTACGATGAACTTACCGGCGCAGAACTGACCGCGCCGGATCTGGACGCGGGCTATCTGTACGCAGGCCAGCGCGTGGTGCGGCATGTGCCGGAACACGATGAAATTTTAGAGGGAACCGATGGCTGGCGGCATCGCATCCTGGCGCATGATGAGTACGAAGCCTGCCAGTATTACCACGCCTACACCGAGGAGGAGCTCGCCGAGCGGGACAAGCCCACGGCTGAGCAGCGCCTGGACGCGCTGGAATCCGCCAACGATGATATTATTTTGATGATGGCCGATTTGATCGGCGGGGAGGCATAACAATGAAAACTTTGAACGCACTGAAACTCCGTATTATGGCCCGCGCATTTAAAATCCGCCTGGCAAACGGCGAGAACTTCGAGGATATCGCCGCTGACTACCCGGCTTTGACCGTTGACGACCTCGAGGCCATCAAGGCGGCGCTGGGCCTGACCGTAAGCGAGTAATGCCCGGCGCTTGATGACACAGAATGGTTTGAGGTGATGTAATGGCATTGCATGAAGTACAGCTGAAAGGATACAGCGTTAGACCCAGCAACTTATCGCTTGGCACGTTTGACAGCTACGGCATTGAACAGTTGCATATAACCCTTGACGATACGTGGAGCGGGCTTGCTGTAACGGCAACGTTCAACCCGCCGGAGGGTGAACCTGTTGAAATTCGTGTGCCGGAAAACGGCCTGATTGATGTGCCTGCCGAAGCAACCGCCAATGAGGGCACGGGCACTATCGTATACTGTGGCGTTGCAAACGGCGTACAGCGCATTTCCAAGACGCAGGGATACAGCGTAATCACACACGGTAACGTTGGCACGACTGTGGCGTTTAATCCGAGTGAATCGCTTGCGACGCAGGTTTTGCAGGCGGCGCTGAACGCCGAGCAGAGCAGCGCTGCTGCCACAACAGCAGCAGAAAATTCGAAAGCGAGCGCGGATGCAGCAGCGAAATCCGCACAGCAGGCAACGGAAATTGTTAAACCGTATATGGAATTGACTTGATGACCGCAGAA